ATTTTTTACGGCTGCTCCGTGTGGCGGTTCGCCCGATCGCGCCCGCATAGCTTTGGATTAAGCGGCGCTGCTCAGATGGGAACGGCCTCCGGCATGTATTTTGCACGGATTTTTTCAAGGTCTTCGGGCGTTTCGCACGGAAGGTCAAATTTCTTTGCAAGCGCCAGTTCCGGCTTTAGAATTCCACTCTGTACCATTTCAAGCGTTTCCTGCCAGGATTTTGCGTCATCGTAAAGAATGCCGTTGCCCCAATTGACGCTTAAAAGGTGTTCAATATCCACTGCTTGGGAACTGCAAAAGCCCAGCGTCTGGCCCCATAAATCCGAGATGCGCAGCGTCTCTGACAATGCATTGTACCACATCCGCTGCAAGTCGATGATGGAAAGGCTGTAGTCTCCCTCGCTGCTGGTGATTTCCTTAGCTGTGCGCTCCGTGGCTTCCACGTCTGACAAAAGGCCGCGTTTAAGCCCGATCACATTTTCACACGCTTTTAAGTAACTTTGCTTCCTGCGCTCAAAACTCTCATCACGCAGGACGGGAGAAAAAATATCAATGCCCGCGCCCGAGGTTTCGCCGTCCAAGCCAACAAAAACATCATCTTTCAACCGCATGACACCGCCCTCCGGGTCTGGCGTTATCAATTTGTCTGCTCCGACTATGATGCGGCTGCGGCCTAATTCAAACTCACGCCCCAACTGGTACTCGTTTTTGTAGATGTTATGGATTAACTGCACGGCGCTTTCGTATATGCTTACGCCGTCCGGGCTGCCGTCTACAGTGTTTGCCATGGGCATGCGCACATACGCCATACCAAGCCCGCCGAATGGCACGCTGTACGTATGCTCCGGGGCCAGCGCCGCATACTGCGGCAGGCTGTCCAAGGGAATTTCATATTCTAACGTCGTAGGGGTATTTGACAAATACAGCTTGTTTTGAATTGTGAGATAACCGCGCCTGTCTACGCTGCGGCGCTCCAACAGCGTAAAGAATCTTCCCCCTATGTGGTTCCGTTCGCACAGCAGCACATCCGTAATACCTCCCGGCCCGCGTGCAAGAACGTTGTAGCAATCGCGGCGCACCACCTGATAAGCAAGCCCGCCCGTACCGTCCGGCGCGGGCTTTATGAAACATTCGCCGCCAACCATGGCCCATTGTAACGCATCCAGTTTAACCGCATCAATGGCCTTGCGTGCAACATTCATCCAATCCGCTTTACTGCCCGGCGCGGGCACGCTGTTAAAACTGGAATCATATTCAGCGAAACAAGCTTTTACAAGTCTGCCGATAATAGCACAGGGAATGCGCTGCGCGGGGTCTTCTTCTCTTTCCGGCACGCGCATAAAGAAAAGGTTGAACCATTCACGAATTGCTGTTTTCATTGCGCTGCTGGTAACGTCCGGGCCTCCGAATGCCCGCGCGCCCGTAATGGCTGTATCATCAAAGAGCGCCTGAGCCTTTATGTTCATATGCTGTCATTTCCCCTTCACGGGCCGCGAATGCACAGACGCAGCCCGCGCTTTCGTTTTATGTATCCGGCTTGATCTCGTCAAGCGTATTGGAAAGGCGTGCGAAAAGCTCCGGGTCTTTGTTGCGCAGTGCGGAAAACAGTTCGGCGCGAACTCCTTCCAGCGCTCTTTCTTCTGCCGTTCGGTTGAGCATATCGGCGCGCTGCTTGTGGGCTGTTACCTTAATAAGGGAATTTGCTTCGCGCAGCAGCGTTCCCATCTTAATATCTTTCCATTCCTCGGGCGAGGCGCTGGCAAGTGTGTTTAGAATGGCATTGCTTACTACCCGTATGATCGCCTCGGATGTGTCCATTTCGGGCGTGCGCCGCATCTCATCCAACAGGAGCTTGTAATTTTCCTGTGCCATGCGCAGCTGCTGCGTGGTGCAAAGGAATTGCCTTGCATAGTTGCATACGGCCTGCCGTGAAAGCTCCACGTCATTTTCACGCAGGAACTGCACGATCTCACGGTATGTAGCGCCCGCCAGCAGCATTTTATCCACGCTGTCGCGCAGAGCCACGGGGAGGCGGGCTATTTTCCCGTTTCGCCTGCGGCGGTCAAATTGCTTGAACATCATTACAACCCCACCAGCTTATCTTTTTCAACTCCCAGCAGCAGGCGTGAACCCTGTGCAGTGACCGAGATTCGGACATTCCCGAAAGAAAAAGAGGTTTGCGCCTTGGTGATACAGGAAACGCCCTGCTCGTGTTCGATATGAAGATAGCCGGCACTTGTGAGATATTCAAACCCTTTTTGGATGCTGTCGATCGTGTCCGTTTGCAGGCTGCTTTTACAGACAGATACAACGGTGCGGATGTCTCGCTCGGCAGGGGAAAGGCTGTCGCATGCTTTCATGATCTGCGCTGTAACTTCTGCGAATCTCTGGCGGGCGATCGCCTGCTTCATTTCAAAATCATCCATTTTGAAAGCCTCCCTCAATCGTCTATGCAAGGGTCGGACAGCGCGCCCATGAGCAGTTGCGTGCCTTTTGATGTGAGGCGCAGGCGGATTCTTCCGAATCCGCCGCCGCTCAGATCATCAAGGCACTGCACGCCTTTGGGGTGGTCGATTGCCAGATAGCCGCCGTCACACAAGTAGCCGATGCTCTGCACGATCTGCTCTTCCGTATAAGCAAAGTTTGGGTTGTTTTTACACAGCGAATAAACGGCGTTTAAAGTCCGTTGAGACGGCTTTAAAATATTGCACATGCGCATGATCTGGCCGTTCAGATCGGCAAACCCGGCGCGCTCGGTGGCTTGAAGAACCTCTTTCTGGTCCATCCCGTTTCCTCCTATTTCAATTCAAGGCCAGCAGCATTCCACAGCTGCTCTTTTTTGAACTTCACCGCGTTGGGGTCATCGTCAAAATTCACAGAAAGCTCCACGCCTTCCAGCTCGGCAAAGTTCGCAAAATATTTCCAGAGGCCAAGCACCGGCAGCGCGCTGCTTTCCGGCTTGATGAAAGCGTTATATACGGTATCGGACAAATCGCTGCAAACCTTCTCCGCATCGAAAATATACCGGGAAAGGATGTCCCCGTTATCATCGAAGCGCGGAAGATCTGCGTCGTTTGCCTCAAATGCCGCCTGCAATGTAACAAGCGCCTGTTTGTTCCCGATGAACGGCTGAATAAGGCTTTGCTTGATTTCCAGAGGGAGCTTTCCTTTTGCCGTACTGATCAGCGCCAGCGTGGGCGAAACTTCTTCCACAAACGGCTGATGTTCCAGCTCCACGGCCGCAGCGCAGATGCTTTCAATGTGGCGCTGGATGCTGTCGCGTGTGTTCTGGGCGGCTGCGGCCAGTTTTTCAAAAGAACGTTTTTTGGACTGCTCCGCATATTCCGGCGTGTACGTAGCTTCGGCCTGCTTCACCTCGGCCCTGTATGTGATGATCTGCGGCAGATATTTTGTAATATCTGCGTGGATATCCTCGAGGTGCTTTTTAATCGTGGTTTGATTCAGATTCATAGCGTATACTCTCCTTTGATTTTTGTGCCCGTGGGCGCTTATTTTGAAACAGGCCGGACGGCCCGTTTTTCGATTCTTTCACGTTCCTTTATAATCTGCCTGGTATACGCATCTGTAAGCGCGTATTTCAAAGCAAGTTTGGGAACATCAAGACCTCCGTGTTTGTGGTCTTCATAAATATGGCGGTCTCTGATGGGGGCCGTGATTCTACTAAGCTGCGGAATATACAGTCTCCCTGTACCGTTGTAAGCCTGTACCAGACGCTTAAAAGCATCAAGCCCGATTGTTTCGGCCAGTTCCTGTGTTTCGCCTTTAAGGTCTTCTATTGTAAGTTCATCAAGAAATTTATCCATCCTGCGCTGCCTCCTGCGCTTTGTAGTCCCGAATGATTTTGTACACAAGGCTTTCCGATACATGATACTTGCGGGTTAAATGCTTTACTTTTGAGCCCGCTTGATAATCCTGAACCAATTTTTGGTTGCGCAGCCCGGCGCGCAGCGTTGCAAAGCTTGGAATATACAGAGAGCCGGAACCGCCGTAGACTTCAACGAGTTTTTTGAATGCGTCCATGCCGATTACTTCGGCCAACTCCCGCGAATCGCCGTCCAGCTGTTCCAGCGTAAGATCGTCAAGAAACGAATTCATCCAGGATTACCCCTTTCCAGTGCTTTTTGTTTCCTTGATGATGCTTCTGATTCGTGCAACGGTAAGCCCGTATTTGGCCGCAAGTTCCTTAAAATTATGGCCGTTAAAGTCGTTTCGGATATTTCTGTTACGGATAGAGCGTACAATGTTGTCGTTCTTGGGAATGTAGACATACGAGCCGCCATAGACACGCACCAAGTCCATGAAGCAATCCGCCCCTATTGTGTCGATCAGCATTTTCTGTTCTTCCGTCATGTCTTCATACTTTGCCTGACTGAGCACGTCCATTTTCTCACCGCCTCGCAAATTTTATGGTAAAGCATTTTCTGCAAACGTTAAAAGAAAGCGCTTTCTGCAAATGCTTTCCGTATATACGACTACAGCGGGAAGCTATCAAAAGCTTCCCGCTGCATGGCTTTGGAATAACTGGCTATGAATCCGAAAGGAGATGTTACGCTGTGTTCATGGTATAGCCATTCCAGAAAGCCGTATAGGAAAGGGTTTTACTGCTCTGCTATCCTTTCTCTAATCGGCGTGCGCCGTGACCAATCTGTGACCGCTTTCAAAATCGCGCTCTCGATGGTATCCTGCTGCTTGGTTACTAGATTCAAAGCGTGGACACTGCTTACATATAGCCTTGTACTGCACCCGCATTCGGGGCATGCTGCCTGTACGCCCGGGTCACAGTATGCCCATCTTCCGCGCAAGACGCTGGGGCCTCCGCAAAACGGACATGGGGGAAGCGTGGGTTCATACCGTTCCATGAGCCTGCGGGCGTGGAGAAGATTTCCGAGATTGCCGAACCCTTCCAACTGGAACGGGTGGTTTTCTACATCCTCAAAATGGTGTTTCTGCGTGTTGTAAGTATCAATAGCCATAACGTAACCTCCTGTATCGGGCCATACCGTGTTTAAATTCGCCGGAAACCCGTTTAAAAACGTTTGTATCGTTTTTGTGGTAGCTGAACACTTTTGAATCGAAAACGCGAAATAGGGGCTTTCTGGCCGCTCTCGCGCATTGTGATTTTTTTGTGCTTGTGGTAAGATAGAGAAGACTTCGGAGTGTTTTTGAAGTCATTGCGCGGGGCGGCTGCTGTTTGCGGCAGCTGCCGCCCCTGTCCTTTGTCCTACGCACGGGCCGCAGCATCGGAGAGCGGCACGGGCTGGCGTTCCGGCGTGGTGTGGGGCGTCTGCTTTGTCTGCATGGCTTCGGGCCTCCTTTCCTGCTGCATTTTTGAAGCGGCACATTCAAGGCCGAACACTGCACCATGGAAGACGCCTTGAAGATACAGGAGCCGCAGCAGATCGTGCTGGTGCAGGCAATGCTTGCGGGCGTCCAGTTGGAGCAGCGCCAGAGCCGAGAAAACGGGCGTTTCAAAATCCGCCTGCGCGGCCTGCGGGATGGTGGAGCGTATTTCTTCCAGCATGGCAGCGCATTGCGCTGCAAGCCGATGCTGTACTGTTGTACCGCTGGCGGGCGCTGCGGGGCATGGCGTGCTATTTTTCATTGTCTGTCCCGTCCTTTTGGGCTGTTGGCTTCGGTGCCGTTTTGCGGCTTGGCCGACGCGATCGGCGCGGCGGGGTTGGCTTTGGGATATCTTCCGGGATTGTTACATCGTAGGCGCGGCCCATCATAAAGCCGCAGCGCATTGCGGCATCTATGATAACCTCAGGAGCAGGAGAGCCAAACAAGTCCTTTTGTGCCACCAGCGACGAATAAAGCGAGACAGCAAAATCATAATCAACGCCGTTTTCTTTCGAGTGAATCTCTCTATCAAGTTCCTTATTGCCTATCATACGGTCTATGCAATTCTGCCACGCGTGAAGGTATTCTGTGCCGTTCTTAAAAATGTATCTGATAATCACGGTATTCCCTCCTAAATGTCAACGCCTAAAAATTCACGCTGTGTCCGGCGAAGCAGTCCCGCATTAAAAGGGACATGTGCAGCAGTTGCCGCTTCTCGGGCCAGTTGGAAGATTTTCTTTGCCGTGCGCAAACTTTCCGCGCTGGACAGCTTTAACAAAAAAGCCTGTTCTGCTTCGCCGGAGCAGCCGAAAACGCCCTTGATCTCTTCCACGGTATACTCGTTGTGAACTTTCTTGCGCACGATGATGCGCGTTCTAATCTGGTCGAACTCGTAGCCCTTGCGCGGGGAAGTCATTTGCAGATAGATCTTGTCGTTCCCGGAAAAGACAATACCGACGCCCGCCAGATCGTTTAAATTGCGGACGGCCTGTAAGGCCGAAAAGGAAAGATGGTCCGCTTCATCTACGATAATGAGGCGGTTTGTGCCGCGCAGTTGCTCTACAAGCAGATTCATCAAAGCGTCCCGGCGTCCGGGTGCGGGCTTGCCCAACTCCGCACAGATCATTTTCAAAATCGCCGTTGCTGACGGGGTGCAGGCGTTGGCCGTTACCATAATGACGCCAGCGTTGTTCTTGGCGTAGTAGTTCAAAGCCGTGGTTTTTCCCGCGCCGGCATCGCCGCATACGAGGGCAACATCGTTGTGTTTGTGCGCATACATGCAAGCAAAAAGAACATCTTTTGTATTGCGCAATTCGGGATAGAAATTGCCTGTTTGAACGGTGTTTAAACGGGCTTTAGCCACTGTAAGATATTTCTGTATTTCTTTGGCGGTTTCCTCGGTATCGCCCATATATGTACCGCCGAGAAATTGAGAAATGCGTGTAGCTGAAAGGCCTGTTTCTTTTGAAATCTGCCGCTGCGATTTTCCGCTGTCCTGCATGAACTGGACTAAATCCCGGCGGGCGTCTTCAATGTGCTGCATATACGTCCTCCTTTTGCAAATAGTAGGCTGTTAAGGCGTCGGTCAGATTGTCTTCTTCCCGTGCCTTGGGGCGGCTGTCTTTGAGAATGGCGGCATTCCGGCTGGCCTGGGCTGTCAGATGTTCCGTCTTCGGTACGTCCTTTCGTTCTTCGTAGCGTTCAAGCAGCTGGTTGCGGGCTATGATTTCCTGCACGCTCATTCCTCTGATTGGAGCGTGGTCTTCCGTCAGCTTATGCGCTGCGCGTTTCTGCTTGGCCGCTTCAATGTAGGCTTCCTCTGACGTGTGCCGGAACCCGGAAACGAGTTTTGCAGTTGCCATGCAGATAGCGTCGTTCTTCTGGTCGAATATCGCTACTTCATCAATGTTTGCCGGGTCATACACGGCAACAACCTTTTGTCCAATGTACCGCAGGAGCGTATCATTGTAGTAGAAATTGTTGAACATGCAGATACCATTTTTCTGCACGGTACGCTCTACAGAATTGCCGCAAATGAGCCGCAGCGCTTCATGGTCACTTACTTCCCGAATCTGCTTCAAATTCTCCGAGTATACCTGATTGGGCGTTTTCCCGCCCATGTCCTGCCCTCTGCTGGGTGCATTGTGGTATTCATCCAACCAAACATAGAAAGCCGTGATGAATTCATCCACCGTTGGGGCGATCTTTGCTATTTCTTTGTTGGACATGCGCATGAGCTCCGGGCGCTGCTTGGCGTCCTTGCCACAGTATGTGTCCCACATGGGGCCGAATTGTTTTTCCACAGTACCGAAGAACCGTTCCACGGTCTTTGCCTGCCCGTGGTATGGTGTGGCGTAGATTACATTTATTCCAAGCCGATTTACCAGAGAATGGGGGTAATCCCGGTTGAAATCCTTTGACCTGTAGTCCTTGCCGTTGTCAAAGTATACTTCATTCGGCAGGCCGTTTTGCTCTACGCTCATTCGAAAGCACTGCTTTATAGCGGTAGCGTTCGGGTCTGCGTCTCGAATCAGAGCGCCAACAACTTTGTTTGACCGGGCGTCAAAGAAAACTGTGAGCCAGAGCCGGACGGCTTTCCCTTTCTTATTACGGACGAACACATCAAAAAGGTGATGGTCTGAAAACCATACATCATTTGAATTGATATCCAGACGGCTGCGCTGCATGGACGGTAGCGAGTCCCGATATGCTGTTTCTCCCTCGCGGTGCCGCGTGATTGCAAGGTGTGGAATTTCCTGCACGCGCCGCTGGAAGGTCTTCACCGATGGGATATCGGGGTATGCCTTTTTAGTCTGTTTGTGGCACCATTGCACGGTACGCTTTTGCTGGGTCATATACAGGGCGTAAAAGTATTCCCATGCATCGGGCAAGATGGTGCTTGTCCCTTTTCGGGCGAAGCCTCCGCGTTTGTCCACCAGCTCCGGCAAGTCACCGCCGTCTTTCAGGATACGCTGCCATGCATACAGCTGGCCCTCCGTGATCGGCGCATAGTAGCCCATGGCGTTGCGCTGGGCCACGAACTCGGCGGGGGACAGGCCGCTGCGCCAGTATTCCAGTACGCAGCCCTTTTTCTCGTTGGCGGCGTGCAGCTGGTCGTTTGTGAACTGTGCAAGTTCTTCTTCCCGGCGTTCCTTTTCTATGCCGTGGTAGCGGTCACGTTCATTTTCCGGGAGGCTTTCCAAAGCAATCAACATTTGATACCCGCCGCGCCCTCGGCCTTCTGTATATTCATATTTATATATGCCGCGTGCTGCTCGGCGTTCTATAGTCGTTACATTCACCTTTAGGATTTCCGCCAGTTTTTGCGCGGGTATCAATTGCAATGTTGCCACCTCCTCGCCTTGGAATATGAAATCGAGCTATGCGACGTCTCCAAAAATATCGTCTAAACTACAAGCTAAGGCATGGCAAATTCTGATAGCCAGAGAAAAAGAGGGGTTGTTTCTGCCCAATATTATATATGTAATAGCTGTACACGACACCTTACACTGCGCGGCAAGCCATTTTTGATTCTTTCCAATGGCAAGCAGTCGCTTAATAATCTGTTGCCCGCAACGGGGAAGATTATCCGATGGAATGCGCATGCGTTTCATGATTTTTCCTCCTGTTGTAATCGTCTGTACCGTGGTATAATGTTTATGCTCAAATTAATTATAAATCAATTCAATTGATTTTACAAGCAAAAAATCAATTGAATTGAATGGAGGCGCAAAATGGACGATATTTGTGTGCGTGTTAAATTGATTCGGACTTCTTTCAAGATGTCACAAAAGGATTTTTCATTGCGACTAGGCGTTACAAATGCACATATATCAAGAATCGAAAAAGGGCTAACTAGACCTTCTGCCGCCTTAGTTAAACTTATTTGCCAAACATATAATATAAATGAACAATGGCTATTAACAGGGCAAGAACCCATGATGTATGAGCAGTTATTAACACGTGAAGATGACATTATGCAAAATGCCACATCGGCTATTAACAAGCTTCTACGAGCCAATGGGATTATTCGATCGCTTGCTGTTGAGATTGAATCGCTGCACGCAGAAATAGTTACACCGCCAAACTCAAGCGAATTAGTAGCAGCGGATTATTTGACAAGATGCTATAGCATCTTTGAGCATATTCAAAATTTTCTTTCCAGTAGAAAGCTTGCTGCAAGAAATCAGCAAACTCAAATAGATGTCAGCATTTCGGAGACTCTTAGGTTACTAGAGCGCGATTTAGAATCAATGGACACATTATTGAAAAATATGCAACAATAATCCATATTTGTGCCCTGCGATTCTTGTGCAATGATTCGCATCATCGCCATTTTCCTTGCAGTAAGTCGGGTTTGCAAATTGAATATAGAAAAAGCCCGCAAACCTAGCATTAAACAGGGTTTGCGGGCTTTTTGCTTAAAAAGAAAAATGCAGTTAGTCGATGAAAAACTAACTGCAAACTTCGATATTACGTGTCCGTATAAAATGCGTTAAAAACGGAGAAAAAACGGCCTATAAAGCGCGTTTACACAGAGTTTTTGGTAGCATAGTGACTAACTGCAAAACTTTGATTTTACGTGTCCAGCAACAAAAATGGTATCTAACAGTGAAAAAAGTTTAATGCGTACAGGCCTGTTTTCATCGCGCACAAAAATGATCTCCTATCTCTTGTTGCGCTTTATCGCGGACAAGGATGAACCGGCAGGTTCGTGGGTGCTGCGTGAGGATCTGTTGAGCTTTGGTATTGACTGCAGTACAGCCACCATTGGGCGGTATCTTAAGGAGCTGGACTATCGCGAGTATACCGTCCAAAAGAGCAATCAAGGCCGTGTGCTCACGCCGATCGGGCAGGCTCATCTGGAGGAGCTTGAAGAACGTCTAGAGCGCACGCGCATGCAGGAAAAGCTGAGCAAGGCCATGAAGGTAACGGAATATGGCGAGTTGATCGAGCTTTTATATGTACGGCGTGCGTTGGAGACAGAGGCGGCACGGCAGGCAGCCATCAACGCCAGGGCGGAGGATATCGCGGTACTTATGCGTTCTGTGGAAGACCACCGCGATACTGTGGAGCAGAACCGGGATCCCACGGAGCCCGCTCTGGAGTTTCATGCGGTCGTGGCCGACATCAGCCACAACAAGTTTATTTGCCCCATTTTGAACATGCTGATCTATGAGGAGAAAAAAATAGAGGCTGTCATGGAGACGCTTGTCACACGGGAGCGAGGCAGAGTATATGTGAAAGAGCACGAGCAGATTGCGCAGGCCATCTGCGACCATGACGGGGAGAAGGCCGCGCAGTTCATGTATGCTCATATAGATGAACTGTGCAAAGCAGTGGAGGAACAGGCGTGCGAGCGTGGATATAAGTAATTATGTGTGCACGTTCGAAGCAGTCAAACATTGCTCAATCGCTGTTAGTGTTTTTGTAATTTGGGCAGCTTTGACAATCTTGCATGCTCGCCAAAGGGGAAAAGAGCAAGGCCTGGAGGATTGATCTCCTTATACAGAGCGTTAATGATGCAAAAGCTATGTTTTGAAACTGTGGCCAGCACCAGAGATGAGATGTTGCCGTGAGAACTCACCGTCGATTGAGTTCTTTGCTGGGCTGTTTCGTATGAACTTTTCTATTGACTGCCATTCTTTACAACAGAATACTTGACTTGGAATGAGCTTGCTTTAAGTGTAAGCTCATTCTTTTATTTATATTAATTTTTTGTGAATTCTTTTTAATCGTGCAATGAACTTGCATATTTAACCTTTATGATACAGACAGAGCGAAGGAGGGAGGTTGGTCCCATAGTGGGAGCGAATGAACGTCGAAGGGCGATTCTTGAACTGCTTTGTCAAAGAAAACAGGACACGATGAAAAACCTTGCGAATGAGTTTCACGTTTCGCTCCGCACAATTTGCTATGACATTGATGAATTAGCCCGTAATTATCCGATTGTGACAACACGCGGCAAATATAAGGGCGGCATAAAAATTGCAGACGGATACCGGCTGGATCGAAAGTATCTAAATCCAGAACAGCAGCATTTATTGAAACGGCTGTCTAAAACATTGTCTGGCGAAGATCGTAACATTATGGAAAGCATCCTTCGTGACTTTACTCTGAAAGAAATCTCAGAAGCTGACCCCGGCTGCTGAGGAAAATGTTCTTTGAAAATCAAATATCCAATAGTTTGGCTACATACGTTTGTCCTGCTGCAACACAAAGGTGCCAGCAAGCGGAAATGATATTCTGAATGAATCGGAAAT